TAGCTTTTACAATGGAATAGAAAGTGCTCCTGCAGGCTGGACAATAAGCAATGGTATGGCCTATGCCGAATATCTCACAGCCTGGGCTGGTGACAACTTTACTCTTGACGCCACAGCAGCTTTGATCGGTACTGTAGTAGAAATTTATTAATTTAGGCTGTAATATTCTAATTTAACCGCTCCGGCAATACCAGTTAAATAGTGCTATGAACACACAGCTCCGTATTAAATTCTATTACGATCATATTCTCAGCCAGGTTTATGCCGAAGGACACAGTCCGTTTCATCGCGACATCACTGCTGACGTAGTCACCAGATTTGTCGATCCCATGAACTTGCCAAAAACTGCCCGTATCTTGGATCTGGGCTGCGGTCCTGGATATTTTCTTGATCAAATGACTGCCCGCGGCTATAGCAACGTCACTGGCTTGACACTGAGCGCAGGCGACATTGATATTTGTACCGCAGCTGGACATCAAGTAGAACGATCGGACATGAACTTTTTAACAGCCCGAGACGAATCGGTAGATCTCTTGTTCTGTCGGCATAGTCTTGAACACAGCCCTTTTCCTTACATTACTCTGTTGGAATACAATCGTGTGCTGAAATCCGGCGGACGTTTGTACATTGAAGTGCCGGCACCTGATGGCGATCAGCCGCACGAAACCAATCGCAATCACTACAGCATCTTGGGACGAAGCATGTGGTTAAATCTGTTAAAACGTAGCGGTTTTGATGTTGTTTGGTATGATTACGAAGTGCCAATTCAATACCCCGACGGCACACAATACTTGGAAAAGTATTATATTTTTGTCTGTCAACGCAAGCGTTCTGTAGATGTAAAATGATTGCAGTTATACAAGGCAGATAAAAATGAGTAAGAAACCAGAAGTTGTTTTAGTTAAGTCTCCTTATCAAAGTCTCACTTATACTCAACAGCAGATTGATGAATTTGTGGCCTGTGCTGATTCAGTTACTGGTCCACAGTACTTTATGGATAACTTCTTTTACATACAGCATCCTACCAAAGGGCGTATGTTGTATCATCCGTTTGAGTACCAGAAACGCTTGATTGACGTTTATCACAATTACCGTTACAGCATCAGCATGATGCCCAGACAGACTGGTAAATCAACAAGTGCAGCAGGATATCTGTTATGGTATGCTATGTTTGTGCCAGACAGTACAATTTTAGTAGCAGCACACAAATACACAGGCTCACAAGAAATCATGCAGCGTATACGCTACGCTTATGAAAGTGTACCGGATCATATTCGTGCTGGTGCCACTAACTATAACAAAGGTAGCATAGAATTTGATAACGGATCACGTATAGTTTCGGCCACTACAACTGAAAATACTGGTCGAGGTATGAGTATCTCGCTCTTGTACGCTGACGAATTTGCGTTTGTGCGTCCCACTATTGCCACAGAGTTCTGGACTTCTATTAGCCCTACACTAGCAACTGGTGGTAAAGCCATTATTACATCAACACCAAACTCAGACGAAGATCAGTTTGCCTTGTTGTGGAAAGGTGCCAACAAGTGTGAAGATGAATACGGCAATCCTACCATGGTAGGACAAAACGGTTTCAAAGCATATCGCAGCTTTTGGAATGAGCATCCTGACAGAGACGAAACTTGGGCACAACAGCAACGTGCTGCTTTGGGTGTAGATCGTTTTCGCAGAGAAATGGATTGCGAATTTATTATAGCCGACGAAACTTTAATTGCTCCTGCCAAGCTAATAGATTTAGCAGGCCGTGATCCTTTGTACAAAACAGGCGAAGTTCGCTGGTATAAAAAGCCAGAATCAGGAAAGATTTATGCGGTTGGATTAGACCCCAGCTTAGGAACCGGTGGTGATCCAGCAGCTATTCAAGTGTTTGAAGCCAACACTACAGAACAAGTAGCAGAGTGGCGACACAATCGAACCGACATACCTACGCAAATTCGTATCATGACTGATATAATCCGGCATATCAATGACGAAGTCAAAGATTCCAAGAGCATTTATTACAGTGTTGAAAACAACAGTATAGGTGAAGCAGCATTAATTAGTATTGCAGAATACGGGGAAGAGAATATTCCAGGATATTTTCTTAGCGAAGCCGGAAAAAATCGCAAAGGATTCAATACCAGTAACAAGCCAAAACTAGCTGCTTGCGCCAAACTCAAACATCTGATAGAAAGCCAACGCATGACTATATCCAGTGCAAGCTTAGTCACGGAGCTTAAAAATTTTGTAGCACACGGCACTGGTTATGCTGCCAAACCTGGAGAAACTGATGACTTGGTAATGTCGGCACTGCTAGTAGTTCGTATGCTGCAGGTGTTGCAAAGTTATCACAGTGATTTAGATGAGCAAATGCGAGATCATCGTGATTCTATCATAGAGCCCTTGCCGTTTGTTATGCTAACTTGATATAAATACATATTATGCAGAATTCACCACAATCCCAACTCTACAACTTACTAGTGACACAGGACTTTGATCCAGATATCTTGGATTTTAAGGGAGCCGAAGTCACTGATCCCAGCGAAGCCGAGATGTTTAGTTTTGATTGGAAAACCGAAAATAAAAATTACGGCACTGTGGTAATTTTGTTCAGCGACAACAACAGTCTCAAGATATTCTTTGGTGATAACCTGGGTCGTACAATGGAGTCTCAAGACAAGGACGAATGGTACAAGTTTCTACAACAGATCAAACAATTCAGTGTACGCAACAATTTGATGGGATTCGAAGTTGAAAATCTCAATCGACTCAAGTATACCATGCAAGGATTAGCTGCTATCAAAGAAGGCTTATTCGAAGGTTATTATGGCACACGTAAAATCAGTTATAGCGATCAGCCAAAAAAAACACGCTTAGTAATTAAACATAGCCGTCCCTTAGGTGAAGGCGAAGCACGTTATCGTAATGTCGAAAGCTTGTTTATCGAAACCGACGAAGGTGAAAGATTTAAACTGCCTTTTACCAAAATGGTAGGAGGACGCGCCATGGCTAGACATGTCAGTGAGGGGGGTACTCCGTACGATGCGTTTGGTCAACATATCGGTCAGATAGTTTCAGAAATGAATACCATGGCCAAGTTTGTTCGTGCTGCTAAAAATAAAAAATTCTCAGACGAAGCTTCGATCATGATTGAAACGGCTATAAGACACTACAGCGATCTCAAAGCCAAAGCTAAACGTATGATTAGTCAACGCGGTTATCACGAGGAAAAATCATCATTTGATCCTGCAGCAATCACTGAAACCGAAATTACCGCTGAATCTATTAGAAATATGTTTATCGAACAGAGTCTAGACAGCAGGATCGAAGAAGCTATTCCTTTGTTGGCACGACTGGCACTTAGCGGTGCCGCTCAGGCTGTAACACAACCTCAGGATCCCGACATGAAAGAAATTGCAGAATTTGAAAACTGGGCCGATTCGGTTACAGAAGGCACGTGGAGCACACCAGACACACCTGCTGCTGAAGCTGAATTAAAACTCTTAATGAGCAAGCCTTTACCGGTTGGTGCAGATGCCACCAATGCTACTGAGCAATTGTATGATATTTTTGGCGATGACGAATTGTTTGATCGTCTGGCAGAGTTAGCTGAACGTGATGCAGATGCCGATGCTAGACCTTTAATACAAAGTAGGTTAGCAGAATTAGGTATCGAGCTAGATTTTACAGTTGCTCCTCCTGCTGATCCAACTGCAGCTACAGTTCCGCCCGACGAAGAACCTGTTCAATCTGAAAATCTTGACACTGATGGTGTAATGATGACTAAACCGTCAAACATGAGCAGTGAAAGTATCGAACGACTAAAATATCTATCAAAAATCTAAATGAAAACTGCTGTAATTATTACATATCCGGGTCATTTTTTTCAGACCCGGATGTGCTTAGATTCTATTAAATTCTTTTATCCCGATATTGAAAAATTCTTTCTAGTCTACGACGATGTAACAATTGAACATTGGCCTGACTACGTATCAGACATGAAACAATTTTACATTTGCAGCGACATTGATCTGCCAATAGAGTTTGTGCCCTTTGGCCAGATCAATCCTGCTATAACATCATGCCCGATCGGGTGGTATCGTCAGCAGTTGGTAAAGTGTTGTTTAGATCAATACCTTCCGGGAGATTCTTGGTTTGTAGTTGACGGTGATGTCATCTTCGACGAACGCATAGATATAGAAAATATTACTCCAGTCCAAGATAGGCCATTGACAGATGATCCAATGACTGTGATGATTTTGAATTATATTAAAAAAGCATTAAACATACAGCAACATCCATTGGTACAGGGCGATCGGTTCTTTGTCACTAGTGCAATTCCTTTTAGAATACTAAAAAGATCTACTTTAGAACAATTAAGAAAACTTGTATCTGCGAATTTCTCAGGCGAGTTTGTGTCTCGTCATGTAGAGATGGTGTACAATCAACAACTAATTGTTTATAACGATACTCCGACTGCACTGATCATGCATGAATGGGAATTGATCGAAGCTGTTAACCAACTGATGTACCCAGGTCAATTACCCATAGTTGTGATCAGCTTTGGTTACGATACCATGCAACAAACATCTTACAAACAACCTGCCCGTTATCGACACGGTTATTATAAAGACGCAGAGTTACCGGAGATTTGGATGCGAGCACAGTATCCAGACTTTCCTGAAGAATTTTGGACAAAGTCCTTGCACTATTTTGATGCACTGCAGAATAAAATAATGAATCAAAATCTATGAAAAGACTGTTTACATTTGGTTGTAGTTTTACACAGTACTGGCGTTGGCCAACTTGGGCTGATGCACTAGGGCAACAGTATGAGTTTTACGAAAACTGGGGCATGTGTGGTGCTGGTAATAGCTTAATTTTTTACAGTTTAATTGAATGCAATCAAAGAAATGCCATCACCAAAGACGACGATGTTTACATTATGTGGACCAACACCAGCAGAGAAGATCGCTATGTTAAGGATCGTTGGCTAGCTGCTGGTAATGTGTATTGGACTGCTGGCAATTCCTTACCTGCAGAATATATTTTGAATTTTACCTGCGAACGCGGATATCTTATACGTGATTTGGCTACTATAACTGCTGCACGATATTTTCTAGATCAGATTGGTTGCCGGTACACATTTTTTAGTATGGTTCCTTTTTCAGAAACCAATGAGAATGTGGGGTTAGCATCAAACCCTAACGATACATTATCTGATGATCTGGACGTACGAGAACTGTATGCAGACACTGTTGCAGTCATTAAACCCAGCGTATACGACACAGTATTCCACAGAGATTGGCAGTCCAGAACCGGTATTGTTGATTCTAATATAGGCCGCAGAGACTTTCACCCTACTCCAATGGAACACCTAGAATATCTCTCTGTGGTTGCTCCTGGCTTAATTACTAGCACATCGACCACTAACTGGATGCAGTCCTGGCAAGATCGGGCTTTGTCCGACAACAAGCAATGGGAGTTAGAAGAACAGTGGAAACATTTACCCAAAAGACTATAATGAATAATTTGTATTTTTCAACAGAAGGCCCAAGAAATTTTAAAGTTTTTTATCAGCCCGGTATGGATGGCGGCGGCACCTGGTTTGGACAAGAATATATTTCAATCATACCAGAAAGATATCCTAACAGAATTTTTGATAACTGTTTGGAATGGTGCTCTGGCCCTGGATACATTGGATATTCTATATTGGATCACGGTTTTTGTAATCACTTATCTCTGGTTGAAATTCACGCACTGACTGCACAGCAAGCGCAGCGCACTAAAGACGACCCGGATAACCAGTGCAATTCACAAGTTACAATTTACAACACAGGCGACATCGGTCAATTGCCAGAAAACGCCAAATTTGATCTCATAGTTGGAAACCCGCCGCATTTTTTTCACGCTTCAACAGATCCTACTGTTTCTAGAATCGAAAGCGACCCGGGCTGGCAAGTGCATCAAAATTTCTTTGCCAACATAGCCCGACATCTGACCAAAGACGGAGTAATACTGTTGCAAGAGAACATGGTGGAAACTACTGTAGATACATTTGCTCCTTACATCGAGTCTGCCGGATTGAAAGTCACAGACTGGTTTCGAAGTCCTAAGTGGTTCAAGTATCCCAAAGATTCATGTTTGATTTATTATATTGAAATAATGCATCAATAAAGGCAAAATAGTCTTGCCTTTATCTTTGACTTAGCTAAATAGTTTCGTGTACAATGTATTATAGTGTACGCAACAGGCATATACTAGGCATTAGTAAAACAACTTAACATAGGCAACTTAAAGGAAAATCAACTATGGCATCTCTAGCAGAAATTCGCGCACGTTTACAAGCAGCAGAATCAAACAAAGGTGGTCAATCCACAGGCGGCGGTGATGGGGCAATTTACCCACACTGGAATATGGAAGAAGGTAGCTCAGCACTGCTGAGATTCTTACCCGACGCCAACACTAAAAACACATTTTTCTGGGTCGAACGAGCAATGATTCGTTTGCCTTTCAACGGAATCAAAGGTGAAATGGATTCCAAGCAAGTAATGGTTCAAGTTCCTTGTGTAGAAATGTGGGGAGAAGCATGTCCTATTCTTGCAGAAGTACGCACTTGGTTCAAAGACAAGAGTCTTGAAGAAATGGGTCGTAAGTACTGGAAAAAGCGCAGCTATGTGTTTCAAGGCTTTGTGCGTGAAAATCCCATCAGCGAAGACAAGACTCCAGAAAATCCAATTCGTCGATTCATAATCGGTCCACAAATTTTTGCCACTATCAAGTCGGCCTTGATGGATCCAGAACTGGAAGAATTGCCAACAGACATGTTGCGTGGTTTGGACTTCCGTATTGCTAAGACCAGCAAAGGTGGATATGCTGATTACTCAACCAGCAAATGGTCTAGAAAAGAATCTGCGCTGACTGAAGCAGAACAATCTGCTATCGAAGCTCATGGTTTGTTTGATCTTTCAACTTTCTTGCCCAAGAAGCCCACAGACGTTGAGCTCAAGGTTATGAAAGAAATGTTTGAAGCATCAGTAGATGGCCAGCCGTATGACACAGAACGCTGGGGGCAGTACTTCCGTCCTGCAGGCGTGCA